CGTGGAAGAACATAATGGTAGGATATCCCTTCGATTTCGAAGGCGAAAGTTTAACTTACGCAGTCGGAAATCCGATGGGAGCCTACTCATCATGGTCTTCCTTCGCACTATCACATCATTACCTGATATATTATATATGTCGGGAACTTGATATTGATTGGCGAACACTACCCTACGCCTTACTTGGGGACGATATTGTTATCGCCAACAAGCAAGTAGGTGAGAGGTATCATCAATTGATTAAATCCCTTGGTGTCGAAACATCATCTCTTAAAACTCACAAAAGTAAAACATTTGTTGAGTTTGCTAAGAGACTGTTCTGGCATCAAGAGGAAATAACTCCTTTCCCGATCTCTGCTTTAAAAGAATCACACAAAAGATATTATCTTTTAGTGAATCTCTTTCTAGAGCAAGAAGAGAAAGGTTGGATCAATTCTGATGGCGCCGCGCAGCAAGTGGTAAGTTACTACAGGTGTGTTAAACGTATATCTAAGAAGAAATTCCTAGATTCTATACGTGTTAATTCCACCATCACCGAATCGGTCACGAAAGTGATCCGTGGAACCCTGCCGGCCATAGACGCTCTTGCGAGTATCTGTGGGCAGTTAGGAATTCCGGTACCTCTACACTCTGAGAAACAGGCGATGAGCCTATTCCGAAGATGTGCAAGAAGTATCTTCAGTGATTCTTATGAGCGTTTCTCGTCATCCGGGACAGGCCTTGGAAACTTGGCCATAGATCTCGTATGTACGATGACGTCAGAAGATGTCGTTACTTACACCGGAGGGGTAGAGACTACTGATTTGCCGATCCTTCAAGCCTATGGCTTGATAGAAGAGCAATTCATAGATCTACATAAAGAGTCAGTCTCTCTGATAGAATCAGATGGAGAGTGGCCTCTATGGATGCAATCCATGACGCTACCTCTAGATGATAAAGTCTTCACTGAAAAGCGAAGTTCTACCTATCTTAGAGCGTCTACCATACTTGGTAAACGTGTAGCAGAAATGCTTACTACCCCCAAGTACAAAGACCAGTTGCAGCTTCTGCAAGAGATCACCTAAAGGTTAGGAGTAATTACCTAATCCATGGTGGTCTTGGTTTGGCTGAACAAGAAATTGTTCCGGTCTGCGCCCGCCCGCTTAACAGCGGACGGCCTTCACGGTGACATAGGTAATACCTATGCGGGGCGTGAAGGTAATCCTCAGTATTCCAACTGAGGAACCCCCCCCCAAGTACAAA